ATGTCCGATCTCTCTTCTAAGCTCCTGCTGTCACAGGTCTACTTTGGGCCTAAGACCTTCAAAGCAGTGAAAGACCTTGGGGATCCTTGGCAGGCAACCGATGCCAAACTTCAGGCGCTGACGCAAGCCATGGCAGACGAACTCGGCCTCTTTGAAGGTGCCGCTCAATAGCCGGGAAGTTGCTCCAAGCTGTTGCGCAGCTTGCTAGCGGTAGCTACATCGGGTTCATTAGGCCTGCCACAACGGCTGCACCTTTTTCGCTGCAGCTGAGGACGCGGTGACCTGGAAACATCATTGGGGATGCTCCAAGTTCGCGACCTACCATTGGCGATGCACCAAGATCACGACGAGTCATTGGGGCCGCACGCAGCTCAGCGCGTCGATTGCACCAAGTTGCGGCATACGCTGCACCAAGTTCACTGCGCTCAACACAATTTAGAGCACGGCCAGCGGTAGCTTGAGGAGGTCCGCGTGGTACCTCGCCGCAGCCGCCAGCTGTTTTACATAATATACATTATGCGAAATGGCGTAATACGTCGTTTGGCGTGGGTGTGGCTCTGGATCAAGTCTTGCCTCCCTTCCCGGGAACCCAGCAAGGACGAGATCGCAGCATGACCACGATGGACCCGCACGACCGTATCGACATGACCGGCCCTTGGGCCGGTTTCGGCTTTCAGGGAGGCCACATGTTCACCCCTGAGGGCCACAGCCTTGAACCCTGCGATATGACCTGGTGGTCGCTCACCTGCAATATCGCCCGGGAATGGCGGCTGATGATGGAGGAAGCCCGGCCGCGGCCGACGCGATCGGCAGCATCTGGAAAGCGCTGCGCCACAATGGATTCCAGCGTCGTATATCTGCGCGAGTACGTCAGAATTCGAAGAGAACGGCGGATGGGCATGGGTGACCCCGGTGCCGGCGCCGCATCTTCAAACGTGGTCCAAATGTCACGTGGGCCACGACGCCCCAAGCGCGGATGAGGCGTTTTCCGTAGGGGCGCCGCCCCTACACCCGCTACTTGCAGGCGGCGTAGACCTGATCGTCCATCTGGCGGCTGAGCTCAAAGGAGCGATTCACCCCAGCCGCACGATATGCCGCGTCCCGTCGATCTTTCGCCGCTTGGCAAAGCCCCGGGTCTCTGTACTGACTGACCACGGCTCCGCTGCCACCGCCTCGCGCGGAAGTCTGATACGAGCCACCTTGGGCGCGCATTCGATTCTGTTGGCGGATGCGCTCCAATCGCACCTGATTGGCGTACGTCTCAGGCTGCGGGGTCGCGTCCCAGGACTTGCGCGGGGCGCCGTTAGCGCAAGGCGCTGACTGGTAGATCGTCTTTCCGCCTTCAACGCATTTATGCACCTGCTGTGCAGATGCTGAGCCAGCAACCATTGTTGCCAGCAATAGAATCGCTCTCACGTCCATGTAGCCCCCTATAGCTGGGGGCATGATAAACCCGCCTAGGCGGGCAGTCACGTTAGCGACACATCCCCGGCTTTAGCGGCCCGAGTACCGGTTTTGCACCGACTCGGGGAACGTACCCAGCGGCCGCACACCAACGCTGATCAGCGCATTACCAGTGTGGACCTGGGCACCGGCGTCGGCGCCGCTTCCACTCGCTACGCTCGCAGGCGCAGCGCCAACACCGTTGCCATCCGGCGATAGGTTGTAAAGGCGCGCATCGCGGTCCCTGATCGGCTGTGTGTACGGCCACGAAATCGCGATCATGACGTGCTTTCCTGCGGCTATGCGCACACCGTAGGCCTCAACCGTGACACGAAATCCCATGGCACGGATCTGCGTCATCTCCAGCTGCTCGATCACCTCATTGCCATCGTTGGAAATCCACTGAATCCACGCCCTTTCACCACTGGACACAGTCGCCAGCATGCCAAGACGAATACGGCTTTTATCGCCAAGTTCGGCGATGTATTTCTGCTCAGGAGTTAGGTCAGCATAGGGGGAGCGAGGGGACTCGGCGGTACGGCTGGCGACAGGTGTTACCTGCCCCGCCCCGCCCGCTGGATGATCAGTGGCGCTGTGCGCGGGCGCGGGGGACTCATCGCCGCCCCGACCCTTAAGGAAGAAGCTAAAAAGGAAGTACGCGCCGATGGCGGCGACTACGAGAAATATGGCACCACGAACCGCCATGGCCGCCCATACGTTCTTGCCGCCTTCCTCGTAAACCTCAGTGTTCTCCGCCCCCGGCGCGTATCCGTCATACAGCGGGAAAATTGCAGGGTCGTACTTGAGGGTTTGGCCCCCAACCCGCTCAAATTTTCCGGGAGACGTGGTGTGGAAGTAGGTGACGCGGTAACGCGACTTAAGGCCGACCGCAGTGAGCTTCTGAAAGGTGTTCTTGCGCTCGATGCGCGCTTTGACTGCTGAGTGTAGGCGGTTGATCCACTGGGTCATGATGACCGCGTCGCCGCCATTCTGGCCGAGCAGTGCCCAGAAATTCTCTACAGCCGGGTCGAGCGGCTTTCTCTCGTTGACGTAGAACTCATGCACCTCATCGATCACCACGAGGGCATCTTTGAATTGATCGGCAATGCACCATTTGCCGGTGTCATCTTGGAAACACGCGAAGGTCGCGACGACCTCTTTTGTGTCAACCAGTATCAGCAGCTTCAGCATGTCCGATTCGGACATGTCCAGGTGCTTGGCGATCTTCTCGTGCCGCAGCCCATTGAGACGCGCATACACCGTCCGGCCTTTCTTTAGGGCAGGAAGGATGTGGTTTTTTACCGCGTCGTAGCTCTTTCCTGCACGCGGGACCCCTTCGTTGAATACCAGCATTACCAGATGCCCAGCGTGAGTACTCGACGCAACAGATAGAACACCATCGCGACCCCGATCAGGACAATTGACGGACCGATCTGGAACAGGTCAGCGAACCAAAGGATGGTGCTGCCACCGTTGGCGAGCATCGAGCCGATGCTCTGGCCTTTCATGAAATCGGGAAGCGGCAGCAGCTTCAGCACGAGAAGGACCAGTGTGAGGACCTGCTCCAAGGTGCGAACGAAGAGGTCGTTGACGAAGTCCATGAAGGCGTCAAAGACCAGCTTGACTACCTTCCAAATCCATGCCGTCAAATCATCTAGCCAGCCAGCTTGCATGGCGCATCCTCATGTCAAAGCGATGCGAACTGCCGCATACGCAGCGATCGCCAAAATAACGAATCCGCAGGCTCGGAGGAACGCAAGAAATGCCCCCCCGCAATGCCAGTTGAAGGTCATCGCGTTCCAGAATTTCGAGCCGGGAACGGTAAAAACCGGGCATGAACCGCCGCCGGGAACCGTCATGAAATCCTTGATACCGCTGACCAATTCCGTCTCTTTGACCTTGCCGTGGAAATCGTTGTAGACACTCTCGATGGTCTTAGTGCTCTTCTTGTAAAGCTGACCATCTGGCGCAGTAGGCTTGCCCGGGCCATCTTCATCACCGTCACCGTCACCGGGGCCAGGACCTACCCCGCCACCGGTACCGTCTCCGTCTCCGTCTCCGTCTCCGTCCCCATCGCCGTCCCCGTCGCCACCATCAGAGCCGCCGCCCCCATTGCCGCCGCCCGGATCTGTTCCTCCGTCCCCGCCGCCGTCGCTGCCTCCATCGCCCGGGATGTTGCCGCCACCGCCTCCATCATCATCCCCATCACCCGGCTCATACGCCTCAGGCGCAGCCATGTCATTCGTGGTGCATGTGCTGCCACTCGGCCAGTACGTATAGCCGGATGGCGAAAATCCATCGATTGAGCTGGTGTACGCGCAGCCGTCATGGCATACCGCAGTGGTAGCGCCTTCGACGCCCTTCCACCCAGTTTGCTCGGGGCGCGCGCTACATTTCTTCTCCGAGGAGAAGTAAAACTGCCCACACGTTGCGTAGCCAGGTCGCCACGGCGATGTGGAGGTATCCCTTGAATCAAACAAACATTGGTAGTAGACATAACCGGTAGTGCCAGTCGGAGGACGACAGACCGGATTCTGTCGCAATGAAGGTTGGATAACGATTGCGCCCTGACCGGCCTCCATACACGCCTGATACGCTTGACCTTGATCGCAAACGGAGCCAATCGAACACGGTTGCACCTGCGCATACGTTGGTGCAGCAGGCGCAATCCAGAGTAGTACGCCAACAAGTAGCGCAAGAACGATTTTCAAACGTCAAGCCCCTTGACGCCTGCAATGCCGCAGCATGCGCCGACGAAACCGCAGAATAGAAGAACGATCATCGCAAGCCCCCTTGATTCTTGCCTAAAGAACGGGGGTGGTGCCTAGACACCACCCCGCCCCACCCTGCATTAGCGGCCGAAGAAACCAGCCACCTTCTTGGCACCCCACGAGGTAAAGCCGACCAGTGCGATGATGGTGGCCGCGCCCAGGACAGCGGTCACCGCTTCAGCACCGCTCAGACCGCTCAGAATGTCACCCATGTTCTCTCTCCTTCAGTTGGTTGTTGGTTGGTTTTTGCCGGTTAGCTTTTGAACATCGCTGCGACGGAACCGGCGAGCCGTCCAGTGATGAACCACACGAGTACCGCTCCGCAGCAAGCTGTAAACCACTGCAAGGCGTCCTCCTTTGTGGGCATTGCGAGCGCCTGCTGCACGACCTCATACACGCCGTACTCCGATGCACTGACCAGCACGTAGCCAGCGCACTGAGAGACGGGTTCACCCGTGGGGATCAAAGCCCCCTCGACGGTCAAGGCAACGCAGAGCGCCATGGATTAGGCCTGCGCGGCAGTGCGCGGTGCCGTCTTGGGCAACATGCGCAGGACAGTGAACTTGCTCAGCGACGCAACGCCCTTGTTGACCTGCAGCATCGATTCGATGTCGAGCTCGTACTCGCCTTCGGGATAACCGTGCTGGCCCTTGTCCAGGCGAACGTCGAACGGATAGGCGAAGCCGCCTGCCTCCAGCCGGGCCTTCTGCTTGCGCGTGGTGTATTCGACGTTGTCGCCTGCATCGTTCTTGAAGCTGCCGCCGCGCTCATCGATTTCGTTCTTCAGGACAGTGACTTTGACGCTCATGGTGTTACCCCTCTTGGGTTAGTTGTACGGCCGCGATTTCGGGCCAATGTGCTGCTGTTTCGCCTGTTGCCCACCTCGGCAGCTTTGGCGAGGTGCAGGATTCGATAACCGCTTGCAACGCCTCAGGCGTTGAGCAGTTCTTGACGATGAATGTCAGGGTTGCGCCGTACTGGCGGCGCAGGTGGCGGCGTGCGCTCTTCCATGTGGCTTCCACCGCAGCCTTTGTGATTTCCAGTCGCGTTGCGACGCAGTGCAGGAACTTGAGTACCGGGTAAGCACCGAGAAGGTAGGACGCTGGGTCGCGCAGCAGATCGAGGGACAGTTCCTTGCGGTTGGAGTTGCGGAACTGCGCTTCATAGCGCACCCACTCCGACCCTTTGTCACCCTGTTCCCTGCCCTTCTCGTACACGCGCAGCTGCTTTTCTGACTTCTTACCGCCGACATAGAACGTCTTTCCGTCGCCGCTATCGTGGTCGTCTACGGTCTGTGCCTTGGGGCGCTGGCCACGGTTGTCGAACTCCCCATCGGCGTACCACTGCTGCGCCAGACGCAGCGGGTATTGGCCGATCAGGTCATCCGCACACACGTCGACACGGGTTAGTCTTCCTGCGCAGCTTTCGAGCTTCGCTCGAAGCTCCAGCCACCGCTTCGCATGGCCGCAGCGCGCTGCGCTCAGGGTCTTGCATCCATCGCCAGTTAGCTCGATGCGTGCGGTATAGGTGCCATCTGCACGGCGGCACTCTTCGCCTCCAAGCTCAATCATCCCGACGAACTGTTTATTAGCGTTGATGATCTTGATGCGCCACGTATAGAAGCGCCCGCCGGTGGCAGTGTCGTCCAGTTCAAGGCCGAGGCCAGCGAAGAACCAGCAGAAGATTTGCAGCGCGGCGATACGCGCGTTATCCGCGCTGGCATCGATCCATTGGCGTACCTCGTCCTGGCCATCACGGTCGAGAAAGCCCGTCTCACGCAGAGCGCCGAACAGATCAACCGACGCAGAAAGCCAGTCAATGCCGACCGTCAGGGTGCCCTGCTCGTTCCTGAATTCACTGACTCCCCTGTTAGACGAGGGGAGTCCTGCCGCCGCTCCCGCGCCATCAGCCATGGTCGGCCTCCTGATGTACGATCCGGAGAACAACCAGCGGAGAAGCCACTGTGGCAAAACCAATAGCAATCGATGCCGACCATTTGGGTGCAGCCATCGACGGCCTTGCGACTACGAACGCCATGCTGTTCACGATTCTCGCCTCCCCAGCGCAAAGCGATGCCGCGCTTCAATTACTTGACCGGCTTGCCGGGGCGGACGTGCCAGACGACCCGCTAAAGCTCCGTTCGTGGGTGGCAGAAGTGACCGCAAGGACGATTCGCGCATTGCAAGAATCGCAAGGAGCGCAGGGCCGAACTGACGGCGCAGGTGGCTGAGAGCCTCATCCATTGATCAGCTCCGCGCGCTCAGCGAACCCGGCAGCGGCCAGCAGGTCGCCACGCTTCGTGGCGTCGATTTCGTTACGAAGAAGTTCGGCCAGCGCATCGGCTGCGACCTGGGTTTCGCGGGCCGGGTTTGGCGTGGTGCTTTCGATCAGGTCGCGCAGCTTGCGCGGGAAAACAGCGACACCAAGGGCGAGCGTGATGCTCGAGCCCACCAGTGCCAGCACGATGCAGATGTCAGCCATGAAGCCCCCTCCCCTAGCCCCTAGAACCCCGCCAGCGGCCTAGGGGGACCGGCTGGCGGGTACCGTCTACATGCGTAGGCGATGGGGCTTTATACGCGCCTACGCCCGTAGGCGTCAACACCTGTAGGCTACGGCCGTACACGACGGCGAGGCGGCTATGGACTGGAACGACTTTTTCGAGCGCACCCGGGTTTCGGCCAAGGTCGAGAGCTTTTCGAAATTGGCACCCCTGTTGGGAATTACAGACGGTGCAATTGGTCACTACCGCATGGGTAGGCGCGTCCCGCAGGTATGGGTGGTGGCGGACGCTTTGCGCATCCAAGGGCATCCGGAGCCTGAAAAGCAGGCGATTGAGATCATGAAGCGAGCAGCGCTCACGTCGCCCGAGCGGACGTTCTGGAAGCGGCTTGCTGCGACCGCAATGGCCCTAGCGATAGGGGTGGGCTTCGCCCCGCCTCGCGATGCACAGGCGGCTGTAGGTCACTACGCGAGCGACTCTGTATACATTATGCGAAATGAATGATGCGCCGTCTTTCGTGGGTCTGGCTCTGGATCAAGTCTTGCCTCCCTTCCCGGGAACCCAGCAAGGACGAGATCGCAGCATGACCACGATGGACCCGCACGACCGCATCGAAATGACCGGCCCTTGGGCCGGTTTCGGCTTTCAGGGAGGCCACATGTTCACCCCTGAAGGCCACAGCCTTCAACCGTGCGACATGACCTGGTGGTCGCTGACCTGCAACATCGCCCGGGAATGGCGGCCTATCAGGGCCTACTTGTCCTGGCTGTTTGTAGGGGTTGTAGGCTGGGCCATCGCGAGCGATTGCGACGCAGACTGGCAGCCTAACTTTGGCCTTTGTGCCCTGCTCTGTCAGGCAGGTGCAGGTAGTGTCTTTGTCGGTGGTTCCAGATGCCATGCAGTAAAGCTCGGGCTGTGA